GGACCACTCCAGCGCAAGCTCCCTAAAAAGCTTGTTAGCCGCGTCCGCTGCGTTGGGGAAGACCCGCTCGGGCTCGTCGAGCGGGACCTTCAGTATCTCTTTCGCGTCCCTCATAGGTAATCATACGCCCGAGCCAATTACGTCAAAACCCTAGCCGTACTTCTTCCGAGTAGGAGTAAACCGGCTCTCCACCTCCGCCCACGTAGCAACCACCGCCTCCCGAACCTTGTTCTGAAGGTCAGTACGGGCTTGGCCGTCAGCCAAGGCAGCCTGCTCCAGAAACGAATCGACGTCCTTATCCGAAACGCCCAGCTTTTTGACTGCTTTAACCTCTTGAAGCCACTCAACCGAGGCCTCTACGTCGTCAATTCCGTAGCCAAACCTAAGCACGAACTCACACTCACGGAACGGCAACGAAACCTTATTCTTCTTACACTGAGCCTTGATGCGCACAGCCGTGGCGCGCTTTACGCCGCCTACAGTACGAACAAGCTTCTTTAGGTGACTGAGCCAAAGAATCTGACTAGCATAGAAGTCCAAAGCTTTACCACCCGTGCGGGTGTGCTTCTCACCAAATACGATGCCGATCTTATCACGCACCTGCGAAATAATGATCACGCACATATTGGCGGACTTGAAGCGGCGGGTAAGTTTCCGGAAAAGCGTACCCATCATCTTCTGCTTTTCAAGCCCGAAGGTGCCCTCGCCGACCTTACGCTCCATTTCAGCGCGGGACGTAAGGGCGTCTAGCGAGTCTACAATGTAGAGGCCAGGCACGTCGTGCTCTTCACAGTAAGCCAACTGCTTTTCAAGATCCTCAAATATGTCCTCAACGGTATCCCATACAGTGTCCAATCCATCGGGACCAAAATTCACGCGCTTAACCGGAAGACCCAACCCTTCGGCATAAGGCTCATCGAAAGCGGCCTCAGCTTCACGGTAGAAGATCTTTCCTTTCGGATACTTATAGGCAAAGTTAGCGCAGGCCTCGATGGCCAGAAGGGACTTGCCAACGCTCTTATCGCCAACAATATTAGCGACCCTACGCATGGCCCAACCGCCCCCCAAAACGCAATCGAGTAGGGTGCACCCCGTGGGTATGCACTCTACTCCTTTCGTCATCTGAGGAAAGTACAACCCCCCGCCCGTAGACGGGGGGATTACCGCTAATTTACGGCGCTGCATTCGCCCTCTTACCGCTTGCCAGCAGGCTTAAGCCGCTCAAGGCTACGCTTGGCCCTACCCACTACTTCCTCCTGCTCTACGGCCCCCCTACGGCCTGCGCGGGGGGCTTCTTCAAAAGGGACGTCGTCGTCCGGCTCGGCGAGCAAAGCACGGCGGCGGGTCGAGCGCGGTGCGGGCTCATCTTCCACCTCTTCAACCGCAGCCGCACGCCCACGACGAGGCGACGGTGCGTCCTCTTCCTCCTCAACAGCTGCAGCCCGGCCACGACGCGGGGGAGGCGCGTCCTCCTCAACCTCTTCAGGCTCACGCCGCGAACGACGAGACGGAGAAACATCCTCAGCCTCTTCCTCTTCAACAACTGCCCGGCGCGATGAACGACGAGGCAGCGGTGCGTCCTCTACTTCTTCCGCATCCTTCTTGCCGGACTTGCCGAATAGAACCTTCTCAATGTGTTCCGCGTCGAAGAAGTTTAGCATGGCCGGTAGTGGGTTTTCAGTGATGTAGTCCAGCCAGCGCTGCTGAAGGCGCTCGTCGTCGTGGAGCGGCGTCGGGTCGCGAGACACTTCAACAGCCGTGTACTTGGTCTTGACCTTCTCACCTGCGCGGTTAAAGACCAAGTCGTAGCCTTCTTCCGGGTCGTCGATCAAGATAGGCGTGTTGGTCTTTTTGTCGACAGAACGCTGGTTGATTTCCCGGAAAAGCGTGATCGGAAGCGACCAGATAAGCGGCCCGGCCTTCTCGTTGTCACGGTCGATAACCCAGCAAATCGAACGGAACGAAGGCTTGAGCTTGTCAGCTTCATCCTCGTCAGCCTGACGCCGCGCTTCACAAACCGGGCAAGACTCACCCTTCATCTTATCCAGACAGAGGTAAGCACCGTTGTCCGGGCCTACGTCGTAGTGCAGGTAGACGCCAAGCTCCCAGCCGTCCCCGTACTTATCCAGGTCTTCCCAAGTTGGGGGCATAATACGGACACAGTTCTCACCTTCCTTTGGCTTGAACATAGTAGCGTCAGAAACCAGGAAACTGTCGTATAGACCCCCGGCCTGCTTTGACTTACGAACGACGGACTCAACCGTGCGCTCGGAACCCCGGTACACAAACTTACTCGCCTTGGCCATTACGCCTTCCTCCGTTCAATTCCTTGAGTACACTTCGAAGATATTCCAATTTAGTCCGAAAGTAAGCGAAGCTGCCAATGCGCACTACCGTGTACGTGAATAGCAGCATCACCAATCCTAAAGACACATAGTGGACAACGCCCCAATCATTCACTGGCTGCGCCCCGCTTAATGCGGCGTAGTCTTCCCGCCTCTTTACGAGTGGACTCCGACAACTCCCTTACAGTGCGGGCCTGCCCGGCCCCGCTTTCAATTGCCAAGTCGTGGCGCTGCGCAATAAACAACGCAACCAGTTCCCTAAGCATGAACGACCGCTGGGAAAAAGATTCCTTCAAAGCCTGCCAACGGTCCGCGTCTTTCCGCTTCTGAAGCAGAACGCGCTGTAGATCTTGAATTTTGGGGTGAGCCGTCAGTTTCTGCTGAAGGCCTGTCTCAGTGAGCTTCTCCTCCTCACGTAAAGCTATAGCGCGAAGCTCCTGCCCGAGACTAGCCTGAAGTTCTTCTAACTCCAGCTTGGTCTGGTCGCGCTCAGCAACTGCTGAGGCAAATTCTTGGGAAACATGGTAGTACGTCTCCGGTTGCTCCGTTAGGCACCCATCAAGGTCGCCACGATCTATGGCCAATGACGGTAAGAAATCGTCAGGGGATTTAGCAAGGATAGCTCTAGCAATCACAGCAACACCTTTCCGCAAGCAATGATGACGGGCGTGATCTTGTCTGACGTATTGAACGGTTCCGAAAACGCGTCCAAGATTTCTATTCCTCTTCCCGCAGACTGTTCACTCTTGGCACCAAGAACCACTTTAGACACATACGCCCGCACAACATGGCGAACGGACTCAGGATTAGTATCTGAAAGACCGTTCAGAATGGTCTGAACCTCTGGCCACTTTGCTCCCTTGACCAAAGCGCGCGCAAGGTTAATTGCCTCCTCAGAACCCTCGGCCGACCGCAAAAGCTCTTTAGCCTCGGCTAGCTTCGCGGCCCCGCCGCAAAGCGAGAGGTTTGCTAGCGCCTGGCGAGGAGAACCGTTCGCCTCTCTTGCGCAAAGGTCAATAATCTTCTCACCCTCAGCACCGTCTAGGATATTCTCCTTAGCGGCAACCGTGTCTAGTAGTGCAATAAGAGTGTCGGTAGACACGGGCTTGAGCTGATAGTGCGCGCAACGGGTACGCACCGCCTCAGAAACCCGAGTAGGCTCCGTAGTACATAAGAACCAAATAACCCACTCCGGAGGCTCCTCAAGAATCTTAAGCAATGCCTGGAAGGCAGCCTTGCTTAGAGCTTGAGCCTCGTCAACTATGACAGCTTTAACTGCTCCCTCCCCCAAAGGCCGATACATAAGCGACGCTGTAACACCCCGCATGTCGTCAATGCCCGTGTTCGTGGCCGCGTCAATCTCCAGAAGGTCCCCAGACAGGCAGCCCATCTCCCGGGCTACAATGCGGGCCAGCGTTGTCTTTCCGGTTCCTGGGGGGCCTGAGAACATGAACGTCTTATTGTTTAGCTTAAGCGCTGCCTTAAGGGACTTGACTGCTGCAGCCTGTCCAACAACGTCCTCAAAAGTCTGAGGACGATACTTCGTAATCAGAGCGTCACCCATTACTTAAACCACTCGTCAGAGGAATACGTACCTACCTCTTCCATACTAAGCCAATCCGGTCCGATACTCATTTCAGCTGTGATGGGAACGTTAACCCAAGAGAAAGGCACGCTCAGCATCGCCGTAATGACCTTCTGCGCCACGTCATCTACTCGCTTCTCGGGAACGCGCATGTACGTGAAGTCGTCATGAATGTTGATTTCCGGCTGAAGCTCTTCGTCACCCGTCTCGCTCAGCCTTGACATGGCGTCAAGAACAATAGCCGCAGCAGTGCCTTGAACCGGACTATTGAATATCTGGTTCGTAGTAAGCGGGCCGCGACGACGCCGTTTCGTCAAACACTCGACGTAGCCGTTCTCATGATAAAAGTCCAGCTGATCTTCCTGCCAGGCCTTAACCCCCGAAAACTGTTCCCAGAATTCCTCGTAAAGAGGGCGTAGTACCCGCTCGGGAATGTCCAAGTAGCCTGCGGCAGATTCTAGGCGAGCGCCGAAGAAAAGCGGAAACGTCCACTGGTTCTTAATGTCAGTGCGAAAGTCCTTCATCGCCTTCTTGTCGGCCAGCATCTTCTTCCCACCAACACGCGCTGGGTAGACATGAGCGATACGCTCCGCCCACTCAAAGTGAACGTCGTAGCGCTCACGAAGCGCCTTGCAGAAGCGCTTATCCTTCGTAAACATCGCAATCACCCTGGCCTCGATCTGGCCATAATCGAAGGCCAAGGCCACGCACCCAGGCGGCGCAACAATCTGCTTGCGTACTTCCTTAGCATCGTTGTCACGCTTCGGAAAGTTCTGTAGATTAGGGTTCTCGCAAGACGTGCGCCCCGTTTCCGCAAAGATTGTATTGAATTGCGCGTGAAGTTGTCCGTCCGGGAATAGCAACGGACTGCCCTCAGCTAGCGGGTCAACGTAGGTAGCCTTGCGCTTATTAAACTTGCGCAGCTTCACCAATAATTTCGCTAGAGGATGATCTATCTGCTCTAGAATTCCTTCGTCGGCGGAATACTTGTACTCCTGAGTGTACTTATCTTTAACCCGCACTTCAGACCGCTTAAGAATGTCCCTCAGTACATAAAGAACATCGGGGTTTGAGAAGGGGCTGAATTCCTTCCCCTTAAGGCGCTTAAACTCCGCTATCACTGGCAACGCCAAAATAGCCGCTTCAGTATCCTCAAGTACGGTCTTGTACTTACCTTGAAGACGAGCCACCTCCTCCTGATCTACAGGCAACCCCTTAAGCTGCGTCAATACCACCGTAGATACCGAACGTAAAGCGAGCTCGTACGCTTCGCGCAGCCCTTGATTGTCTATCTCTACATCTTGAGCCTCCCACAACAGAGCGTGGTACTTCGCGTCAGGGCCGTTGTATGTTAGAACTGCCTCAACTGGTGTGTTTTCCAGATTCTTACGGTCAACCCCAGCCAGCTTTTTTAGGTTGAAGCCAAAATACTGTTGGACCAAAAACTCCAACGAGAAACACCCTGGCTTGTGCTTACCCTTACGCTCGTCAAGAATAGACGCCTGAGACGCCGTATCTTCCCAGCGCCCAGCGCGTGCCAGATCAGCCCCAAAGAAGAAAAGCGTCCACTCAAGCTCAAATGCCAAGTTGTGGACAGCCTTAACGCCCTTCGCGTTGCGAATAAAGTCAATCAGAAGCTCGATTACTTCTTCGAGCTCTTCTTTGGTCCACTGCGCTTCTGGATGGTACAAGGGAAAGGCCACAGCTCTAGTCCCTGTACCCACAGCAACAGTAAGGATCTTCGCGCCTTGCGCGTAGGGGCGAAGTCCGTTTGTTTCATAGTCAAACCCAATAACAGGCTGAAGCTTGGCCCAAGCTAAGGCTTCCCTAACCCGGTCAACCCCATCTGCGCCACCCTCCGGTATAATCTCAACGCCAGCCCTAGCGTCGGCGGCGGTGTGAACCACTGGCCTGGGAAGCGTCTCAATCTCCGCGAACGCCCGCTTCAT